GTCATCATCAAAACCGATCCCGGCGTTTACGACGAAACGGCTGCGCCGGTACTGCTGTTGTTGCGTCAACGCCTGTCTAGTTCATGGCGTAACGAGCCAGTGGGGGTGAAATAATGAGTCACTCTAACATCGTCGGCGGCAGTACCGCCAAGCGCGTCATCAACTGCCCGGCGTCGGTCAAGCTGGTGCAACAGATGCCACCGCGTCCGTCTTCTGAGCACGCCGACCGTGGTACGCTCCTGCACAATGTGATTGCTGAATTACTGGAGTTCGACAAACCGCCCGCGCAGTGCCTGGGCGCCAAGTACAACGATCAGGTTCTCACGCAGGAGCTAATCGATGAGAAAATTATTCCCGCTCTCGCGGCCCTCGATGTCATTGATCCGGGCAAGCGAATGGAGTACATGGTGGAGACGCGTGTGGGCTTTGGTGATTTTCTCCCTGGCGTCTTTGGCAGCACTGACTTACTTGGGCGTCAGGACTCACGCGCCATCGTTCTTGATTGGAAATTTGGCGATGGTGTACTTGTGGATGCTGTGGAAAACGATCAGCTCATGTTTTACGCTGCCGCTGCCATGCGAACCGAAGCGTCGAAGTGGGTTTTCGAGGGCGCCGATGAGATTGAACTCATCATCGTACAGCCGCCAGAAATCCGGCGCTGGACTACTACTAAGGCACGGATTCTTTCTTTTGAACAAGAGCTCGCAAAAGCGGTAAAGCGTGCGCAACAAGACGGCGCGCCGATGCAGACGGGTGACCATTGCCGTTGGTGCGCAGCGAAACCGATCTGCCCACAGATGAACGGCGCAGTTGACCGCGCAGTGCATCAGCAGATTGTCAATCTCGATAAAGAACAGCTCGGCGCGTATCTTGAGAAGGCCGATATGTTGGAAGATTGGATCAAAGACCTGCGGGCGCTGGCGTTTCAAGTGTTAGAATCAGGCGCAGAAGTGCCAGGCTACAAGTTGGTCGCTAAACGCGGCACGCGACAGTGGGCGTCTGAAGCCGCGATTGAAGCGTGGGCAGATGTGAATGGCATCACCGATGCGTATGAGACAAAAATAAAGTCGCCTGCGCAGATGGAAAAAGTGCTGAAGAAGCACGACAAAGAATTACCCAGCGATCTCGTCATCACGGTATCGTCAGGTAGTACGTTGGCACCGGCGTCAGACCCGAGGCCAGCGGTGTTACAAATCGGGAAGCAGTTGACTGCTGCCCTTTCTAAACTCCAATAAAGGAAACTATCATGGCCTTTGAATTAGCAAACCTCCCTCCTGTATCTTCCCTGTCAGTTGCTCTGCGTCAGCTCGAGAAAGATGTCGGCCCTGCCGGCAGCGTGATCTTGAAGATGGACAAGCGCGGTGACTGGGTCTTCGGCGCAGACCAAACCGAAGTGGACGAAGGCACCCTCTGGGCTGTCAATCCGTTCTCGTTCGTCCACGGCTATATTGCGTGGGGCGACGGTGAAGTGTTGGGTGAGAAGATGGTATCGGTATCGCATCCGCTGCCAGAGATGGAAGCCGCACCCGCAGGCGCCAAGCGCGGTTGGGAGACGCAGGTCGGCATGTCGTTGAAGTGCATTAGTGGACCCGATAACGGTCTTGAAGTGCGCTACAGTGTCACGTCAGTCGGCGGCAAGCGTGCCGTGCAAGGTTTGGCCGTTGCGATCGCGCAGCAAGTTGAGAACGATCAAAGCAAGCCAGTACCTGTCGTCACGCTAAAGCGCGATCACTACACGCACAAGAGCTACGGGAAAATCTATACCCCGGTGTTCGAAGTGCAAGAGTGGATGAGCATGGACGGTGGCAAGGCCGAAGGTGATGAACCTAAAGCTGACGCTGCACCAGCACGTCGTCGTCGCGGTTAAGTTTTACGGGCCGAAAGCGGATACTGAAGAGCGCCAGATCGCACCACTGGCACAGAGAAAGCTTCAGGCGCAGCGAGTAGGCCCACCCTTCTATGGCTCCGGTCATTTTGGTGTCGTGCGTCCTTGGTCGGATCAGTGTGACACTTCCTGGGTGACCGGAGCCACCCCTACACTATGAAAATTCTTGATCTATTTTCCGGCATCGGCGGCTTCTCGCTCGGTCTTGAGCGCGCAGGTATGCAGACGATTGCATTTTGCGAAGTCGACCCCGTATGCCGACAAGTACTCAAAAAGCACTGGCCGAACGTGCCGATTTTTGAGGATGTTAAAACACTGACCGCCAAGGACATCCATGACACAGTCGACGTCATCTGTGGGGGATTCCCCTGCCAAGACATCAGCGTTGCAGGACACGGCGCCGGACTTGCTGGCGAACGATCCGGCCTCTGGTACGAATACCACCGCCTCATCGAAGAAATCCGCCCGCGCTACATCATCATCGAAAACGTCGCAGCCCTTCGCACTCGCGGATTGGACGAAGTTCTCCGGTGCCTCGATGCGCTCGGGTACGATGCGGAATGGCACTGTATTCCCGCTTCCGCCGTTGGCGCCCCTCACCAAAGAGATAGGGTCTGGGTTATCGCCTACCGGCAGAGCATGGCCGACGCCGAGCAGCCGCGACCACAAGGGCGGCTATCTTGGTGGGCGGATCAGGAACGGCAAGGTGAGCTGGGACACCTTGGACGTTGCCGTACAGTGGACGGACAACCAATCGAAAACCAATGGAATACTGAACCCGACGTGGGTCGAGTGGCTCATGGGGTTTCCGGTCGGACACACCGACTTAAACAGCTAGGCAACGCAGTCGTTCCTCAAATTCCTGAACTGATTGGCCGCGCCATTCTTACTTATGAAAATTCTCTGGATTGACTTCGAGACACGCAGCCGCTGCGACCTGTCCTCGCGTGGAGTCTATAACTATGCACAAGACGGCACCACGGATGTGCTATGCATGTCCTACGCGTTTGATGACGATCCCGTTGTCACCTGGACTCCCGACATGCCGTTTCCCAATGCGGTACGCCAGCACACCGGGCAAATCCGGGCGCACAATGCTGCCTTCGAGCGGCTCATATTCTGGTACGTCCTACAGTGTGACTTTCAACTCGAGCAGTTCTACTGCACCGCTACTCAAGCGCGTGCTAACTGCCTACCGGGCAGCCTTGAAGACGTCGGACGCGCCATCAGCAGCAACATGCGCAAAGACCACCGAGGTAGCCAACTTATCCGCGCGCTTTCCATTCCACGTGCCGATGGTACTTTCAATGATTCGCCCGAATTAATGGCCGAGATGATTCGCTATTGCGAGCAGGATGTCCGCTCCATGCGCGAGATCAGCAAGGCCATGCGCCAGCTCACCGATGAAGAGCTGCTCGACTACCACGTCAACGAGCGCATTAACGACCGCGGCGTCTTGCTCGACCTGCCGCTCGCCCAGGCTGCGATCAAGTACGCCGCGACCGAGATGGAAGAGATCGAGAACCTGGTGCAAGATATAACTAAGGGTGATATCTCTTCAGTCCGTAGTCCGCGCATGAAGGCGTGGGTGATGGAGCGCGTCGGCGAGCAGGCGTTAAAGCTGATGGAGGTCTACAAAGACGGCGAAAAGAAGTACAGTATTGATAAGACGGTACGCGCCAACTTGCTCATCTTAGCCAAGGAGAATGCTGATGAAATTCCGGCCCATGTTGCGGACGTCATTCAATGCGCGGATGACCTCTGGGCGTCGTCGGTTGCGAAGTTCAGCCGCCTTGGCGAGCTGGCTGACGAAGTTGATCACCGAGTACGAGGTGCATTTGTCTTCGCCGGAGGATCTGCCACCGGGCGTGCGTCAAGCTATGGGGCGCAGGTTCACAACTTCACCCGAAAGTGCGCAGCAGAACCCGATGACGTTAGGCACGCTATGGTCCGTGGCCACAGCGTCGTCCCAAGATTTGGAATTCGCGTTACGGATGTTCTCAAGGGAATGCTCCGGCCCGCACTGATTCCTGCGCCTGGTAAACAGTTCGTTGTCGCCGACTGGTCGGCGGTCGAGGCCCGTGTCACTGCGTGGGCGTCCGCCGATTCGCAGGCCGAAGAGGTGCTAGATACCTTCCGCGCAGGCAAAGATATTTACATCCGCGAGGCCGCCGGTATTTACCGGGTGCCGTACGAAGAGATCGCCGAAGAGTACGAGCAGACCGGCGAGTCCGATCGGCGCCAGATCGGCAAGGTCGCCATTCTTTCACTCGGTTTCGGCGGCTCGATCGGCGCCTTTTCTGCGATGGGGCGCGTCTACAAGGTCTATATGCCCGAGTCGGACGCGCGGCGGATTGTGGATGCGTGGCGCCGTGCGAACGCGTGGGCGGTGCGTTACTGGGCGAAGCTCGAAGACGCTTACACACGCGCGCTACGTAACCCAGGGCGCGAGTTCTCAGCCGGGCGTGTGACGTACCTCTACGACGGTCAGCATCTCTGGTACGCGCTGCCCTCGGGGCGAATCCTGTGTTACCCATTCGCTAAGTTCGAGGGCGACGAGATCACCTATATCAAGGCGGCATGGAAACCGGCGGCCGACGCCAAAGAATGGCCGAGAGCGCGCTTGTGGAAGGGGTTGGCCTGTGAGAATATTACTCAGGCAATCGCACACGACTTGCTACGGCATTCTTTACGCCAATTAGATGACGTCGTGCTGCATGTGCATGATGAGATCGTTCTGGAGACGGCAGACCCTGAAGCACCCAATACCCTAAAGCAAGTGATGTGTACGCCGCCTGACTGGGCGGCAGGACTACCTTTAAACGCTGGTGTCAAAACAATGACCCGGTACGGCAAATAAAAAAAGCCGCCTGGCAGGGCGGCTTTAACTACTACGGGAGAAGCATTTGGAGTTCTTAGAGTATCTCACAAAACTCGCGCCTGAAGGCGAAACCCTATTAATCGTTCGGCAAAAGCCGAAACTCAAAGACGGACAGGTTGAACTGCACGCCGACGGGGCGGTTAAAGCCGTCTGGCCGGCGTTCTATCCTGATCACCGCCGCCGTGATGGCGAGGCGTGGTACGGCAACACCGCGTCGTTTATCGTCGATCGGTTCACCGACGGCAAACCTAGCGCCAGCGCCGCGAATTGCGAGTACGTCTTGGTAATGGTGTTAGATGACGTCGGCGACCCGGCCAAGGCACCTGAGACGCCGCCGTTAGCGCCCACCTGGATCATGGAGACGTCGCCGGGATCGTTTCAGTGGGGCTACGCGTTCTCGGAGCAGCCGACCAAAGCCGACTATGCAGCGGCCATTAAAGCGATCGCAGCGGCTGGCTACAGCGACCCCGGCGCTTGCAACCCGGTGCGCAACTTTCGCCTGCCGGGCTCAGTTAACCTGAAACCCGGCCGCAATAGCTTTGCCGCGCAGTTGACCGAGTTTCACCCCGAGCGCGAATACACGTTAGACGAAATCTGCACGGCGTTGAACGTCACGCCGGTGCCGGTCGAGTCGATCGGCGTTAATCCGATCAAACTGGCGGATGACGGTGGCGACGACGTCTTCGGGTGGCTGGGTGAGCATGGTCTGGTGCTCACCAAACCCAACCGCGAGGGATGGGCAGGCGTCGTCTGCCCGAATAAGGATCAGCACACGGACGGCAACCCGGAAGGGCGCTATAACCCGTCCTCGAGGGCGTATTGCTGCCTGCATTCGCACTGCATTGACTTGGGTTCTACGGACTTTTTGGCATGGGTGGCTGCCAATGGCGGCCCTGAACGCTCGCCTGGGCTACGCGAGGAACTGATCGTCGGCACAATGAACATGGCATTGGCCAAACTCGAACCGACGGACGAGTTCCCGGACGTGGCGGCCGAGGTGGTCGAGGCCGTCGAGCGCCGGCAATTGGCGCGTGTTGAGCGCGAGGGTTGGTATGAGCGCTTTGCGTACATTGTTGAGGATGAAGCGTACTTCGACCTGGTCGACCGCCGCGAGGTGACGCGCAGCGCCTTCAATGCCCTTTTCCGCCACATTAGCTGCCTGTCGATCCATAACGGCCGCCGAATCGAGGCGTCCGTCTGTTTCGACGAGAACCGGGACGCGAAAGGCGCGATGGCTTTGACCGGCATCACCTACGCGGCCGGCGATGGCGTGGTAGTGCGCCGTGATGGCGTCGAGTACGGCAACCGTTGGCGCGACGCGCGGCCGGTACCGGTGCCCGGCGACGCGTCCCCGTGGCTCGAGCATGTCGAGCGCATGGTGCCGAACTCGGACGAGCGCGAGCATTTGTTGAACGTCCTCGCTTACAAAACCCAAAACCCGAGCGTGAAAATCAATCACGCCGTCCTAGTCGGCGGTTTACCCGGAAGCGGCAAGGACACCATGATGGCGCCGTTTTTCTGGGCGATTGGCGGCGACACTAAACAAAACTGCAGCTTGGTGCGCAACGAGGAACTCACGTCGCAATGGGGCTATGCGCTCGAGTGCGAAGTGATGGAAATCGCCGAGCTGCGCCAGAGTGAAGCGCGTGACCGACGCGCGCTTGAGAATAGCCTGAAACCGATCATTGCAGCGCCGCCGGACTTTTTACAGATCAACCGTAAGGGTTTGCACCCTTACATGGCGCCTAACCGCGTCCTAGTGGTGGCATTCTCAAACGAAAGGGCGGCGATTTCGATCCCAACTAACGATCGGCGATGGTTCTGCCTATGGTCGGACGCCGGCCGGTTACCCGAAACTGACGCGCGGCGCTTGTGGACTTGGTATAAACACAAGGGTGGCTTTGCGGCCGTCGCGTCTTATTTACACAATCGCGACGTGTCAATGTTTAACCCAGGCGCCGCGCCGCCGATGACAGAAGCAAAAGCGATTATGATCGACCATGGTAGGTCGACGGCCGAATCGTACTTGGTCGAACTCATTACCGGCCGTGTGGGTGAATTCGCGGCCGGCGTTGTTGCGTCTCCGTTTTTCTCGCTTTGTGACCGCTTGGCCGGATCCGCACCGGCCGGTGTGAAAATCCCACCTATGGCGCTTTTGCACGCGTTAACTGAAGCGGGATGGGTGGACCTTGGCCGCGTACATTCGCGGGACTTCAATACGAAAAAACAACTATTCTGCGCGCCAGACATGGCCGACATGTCGCGTACTGAGCTCAGGCGCTTGGCCGAGCAACCGCCGACACCGGCGGCCGTGCGCTTGGTGAAATAAAAAACCCCGATACTGCACCTGAAAACAGTATCGGGGCAAAAGGCCGCGCCACATGGCGCCGCCAAGGGGAGATGACGCGCCTACAGTCTACGCAAAATTATCATCACGGCGGCAAAAAGTTTAATCAAAAGCATGGCGTCCGCCTCCCGATAGATAATCGGCCGCTTCCGTTTCTAGTCGGTTGACGGTTGATTCCTTCAAATAGCACGCGATATCGGCCGGACTGTCGCCTACGTGGGCGTGTACTAGCCATGCGGTAGCGTTGACGCCTACAGAGGCGTCCGCCGGTTCGTAATCAACCCATACGCGGAACATAACGTCATCTAGCAGTATCTCGACGCGCTCCAAATAATGCGGATAGGAGCGCCGAGCGCCTACTACAGCGGCGGTATCAGTCATCATTAAAAAACCTCGCATAGTGGGATTGTCGAATCGTACTGAGCGGTATTGCCGAAATTGAGGTTGTCATACTTGACGCGCGTCAAATTGTTCAATTCGTCGAATTGCCGGACATATTCGGCCGTGGTGAGGTCTGCGCGGTGCGGAAACTTGCGGATGTCCTTCGGTTTCTTTGGCTTGTACGGTTTGCGCGCAAGCTTGGCTAATTCGATCGGATCCCGATCAAATTTCACTTTGTAGGTAGTGCCATCAATGTTTATCGTTTGCATAATTAAGCCTCCGTTTAGTAATCTTGCAACAGTTCGCGTATCTGGCGGACTGTTTCCGGTGAAAAATGCTTGCGCAGCGCAACGCCTATTTCTAAACAAGCTTTGTAGGTGTTTAGCGCCTTGATCGAATCGTCCGAGTAGCCAAAGGTTGCGCACCAATCATGAAAATTTTCATCTGCTGCGCTTGCGTCCATGGTTAGCGAGTGCAACACGTCCGCAATTTTGGGTTTTCTAGCTATATCAGAGCCAAATTTCACCTTTTTGCGGTGACCTAAGCCGGTGAAATAGTCTGTAGACCAATAACCGGCTTTGCTAGAGATAGATACGCGCCACTGATCGCACGGCCAATCGTCGCGCCTAGTCTCGCAGACATAATCAATTTGTATAGGTAAAGTTTCCAGCGATTCAATAGTGTCAAAAGTAGTGTTAAGCATGGTCGGATCACTTTCAAGAAAAGGATTAAGCAACGCGCAGGACATAGTGCGCCTGCGTAGGACCTGATATGTCGGTAGATTCGCCGATCAACAGATCGGTGACATAGGCTATGTCGTCGGCCGAGTAGCCATTGTCGCTATTGAAAAAGTCCACGCCGTGGATTTCCGTGACGAATTCATCGGTGGACACGTTCCACACGCAAACAAATTGTTCGTGGCCATACATTTGATTTTTTTCCATAATGTTCCCCTTTTAGAATGTTTCAACAAAGTCGACGATATCTTGCCAATTGTCGGACGTTACATATGCCACTTGGTCACCGTCCTTGACGCGCTCGGCCGTAAATCGTGCGTGTCCGGAATACTCACGTTCGCTCGGATTCGCGAAATCTACCCATAGGCAAAGAAAATCACTCGCGCCGATGTCCTTGGTGAAATGCGGACATACGTCATTGTGATAAGAATTGTCTTCAAAGCCAGCCGGAATAGTCACGTCAAGAACAAAGTCGGGAAATTCAGTTTTGTAGGTCATGACTAACCCTTTCAGAATGACAGCAAAAAGTAAAAGAATGCCCACATAATCAGCGCGCCGAGAGCGCCGCCGATCATCTCTAAGAGTGTTGGTTTCGTGTTCATTTGATAACCCCTTCGTTTTGTTTTGTAAAAGATTGTGCTGCAGAAGCAAAATAGCACACTTTTAGAGAATGTAAAAGAATTTTTTACATCCCAAGTGAATAACCCTTAAAAGTGTAAGGGCTTTAGCGGTTTTATGGGTCTAAAACGCGTTTTGTGGGTTGTGGGATGACCCACGGAAAAGCGTTGATACGCTTAGGTTTTGGGGTTTTGTGGGTCTTTTGTGGGTCATGGCGCAACCCACGGAAAAGCGTTGATACGCCACGGTTTTGGGGCATTTTATAGGGTTGTGGGTCATTCTTTTTTCAAGTTGTCGGAAATTACACAGAATTGTGAAATAATGGCCGCGCCAAGATTTGACAGTTGGAGAGGCAGCGATTAAAAACACATGACCCACATTGCCCACATGACCCACATCGTTTTTTGACAACATGCCAAAACCACCCACATTGACGCCCAAAAGATTCGACAGAAGATTGACGTTAGAGCAACTAAATATTTTAGCGGCCGCCGGATCCGGAAACATCACAAAAGGTCTTGATGTCGTTTTGAGCTGCTACCAAGTACTGTATAACGCCGGCGTCAAAAGTGATGACAAGTTATTAATATTACTTTCAGATATACGGAAATCCGATAAGTGAGGGTTTTTTATATATAGGCGCTTGACCGTACAGGTACCTGCGAAATGGTGCCCCACGCTTTCACCTATCACTAAAAACTATCAACCCTGGCCAGGTGATAGCCAGGTTCTATCCCCAATAGTCTGCGTCAATGGCCTGCGCATCATGTCCGCATAACGAGCATTATGTAAAACGCGCTCGGCTGTCGGCCGGTAGGCATTGGCTATCGACCGCTTGCTTTTGTGACAACTTTGATGGGGGGGGAGGGGTCGGTCTGTCAGATTAAAATTTGCGGGTACCTCCAACCCACAAAAAAAAGCAAACCGGCTACAATGCTCGAAGCTTTCCAACTGGAGAAAAAGCGATGGCAACGGAATACAAAGCACCGCGCAAACTGCCGATGACTGAGAGTCAGAAGATCAAGGAGTTGCGCCGGATGATGATCGAGGGGCGCGGCAAGGCGGTCGTGCAAAAGATCATCGACATTGCGTTAGAGGACGGCCACCCAGGCCAGATGGCGGCGCTAAAGATGTGCGTCGACCGCACGCTCCCGGTCAGTATGTTTGAGAAGACCAACGGCCAGCGCAGCGCAGTCACCATCAACATCACAGGCATGGACGGCACGCCACTTCAGATCGGCGCATCCAGCACCCCCGAACCGCTGACGCTGGAGATGGAGACACCGAACAATGGCTGACTTGAACTTTCAACTGCTGCCGTGGCAGCAGACGGTTTTCTCCGATCCGACGCGCTTCAAAGTCGTCGCGGCCGGACGCCGGTGCGGTAAATCGAGACTGGCGGCGACCACCTTGCTAATCGAGGGACTGCGCTGCCCGCCCGGCTCTGCCGTGCTGTATGTCGCGCCCACCCAGGGCCAAGCGCGGCAGATTATCTGGAACGTGTTGCTCGATCTAGGGCGCGACGTGATCGCCAACAGTCACATCAACAACCAGGACATCACGCTGATCAACGGGGCGACGATCTATGTCAGAGGCGCCGACCGGCCCGACACCCTGCGCGGGGTGAGCTTGACCTACGCCGTGCTGGATGAAGTGGCCGACATTAAGCCCGAGGCGTGGGAGCAGGTCATTCGAGCGTCGTTGTCGGACAAGAAGGGGCGTGGGTTGTTCATCGGCACGCCCAAGGGCAGGAACTGGTTCCACGACTTGTACAAGTTGGGGCAGACGCAAGACGATGACGACTGGAAGAGCTGGCACTTCACCACCAAGGACAACCCGCTAATCGACCCGACTGAGATCGAGTCGGCGAAGAAGACGCTGTCGACGTTTGCATTTAAGCAAGAATACATGGCGAGCTTCGACAACGCCGGGGCGGACGTGTTCAAGGAAGACTGGATCAAGTACAGCGACGAGCCGCAGTACGGCAGTTACTACGTGGCGGTCGATCTGGCGGGGTTTGAAGAGGTGGCCAAGCAGGCGGCGAACTCCAAGAAGCGCTTAGACGAGTCGGCGATTGCGATTGTAAAGGTGACCGAGGACGGCACGTGGTGGGTGAAGGACATCTGGCACGGGCGGTGGGACATCCGGGAGACGGCGGCGAAGATCCTGATGGCCATGCGCGATTACCGGCCGATGTCGGTGGGGATCGAGCGGGGGGCACTAAAGAACGCGGTTTTGCCGTATTTGAGTGACTTAATGCGTAAGAATAATGTATATTCGCACATAGTTGACCTGACGCACGGCAACCGAAAAAAGGCCGACCGGATAATCTGGGGACTCCAAGGTCGTTTCGAGCATGGACGCATCGTGCTAAACGAAGACGGCGATTGGGAAACATTCCTCGACCAACTGCTGTTGTTTCCTGCGCAGGGCGTGCATGATGACCTGCCCGATGCATTGTCCTACATAGACCAGTTGGCCGTAACCTCTTACTTTGCGGACGACGCGGATGATGATTGGGAACCAATCGACGTGATCGCTGGAGTGTGAGATGGACCAAAACGACTTTGATCAGCCAGACGAGGCCGATAAAGAGTTAGTTTCTTTCGTGACTGATCATTGTGATCGGTGGCGTACCTACCGAGACATCAATTTCCTGCCAAGCTGGGAAGAGTACGAACGTATCTTCCGTGGCGAGTGGGCAATCGAAGACAAGACCCGCGAATCTGAACGCTCCCGCCTGGTCACGCCGATGACGCAGCAGGCGGTGGAGACGCGCCACGCCGAGATCATGGAGGCGATTTTTGGCTCGGGCGAGTACTTCGACATCGAAGACGACTTGAAGGACATCGACGGCAGCCCACTGGACGTGGAGATGCTAAAGCGCCAGTTGATGGAGGACTTCAAGAAGGACAAGATCAGAAAATCTATCGATCACATCGAGTTGTTAGCCGAAATCTATGGCACCGGTATTGGTGAGATCGTGGTCAGCATGGAGAAGGAGTACATGCCGGCTACGCAACCGATCCCTGGCCAGATGGGGCAGGCGGCCATTGGCGTGATCGAGAAGCCGCGGGTGTCGGTCAAGTTGGTGCCGGTGAACCCGAAGAACTTCCTATTTGACCCGAACGGCACGTCGGTCGACGACTGCATGGGCGTGGCGATTGAGAAGTACGTATCGATCCACAAGGTGGTGCGCAACATCGAGCGCGGCATCTATCGCAAAGTCAACATCACCCCGACGTACGAAGACACTGATCTGGAGCCGACACAAGAGGTCAGCGCCTACGAAGATGAGAAGGTCAAGCTTCTGACCTACTACGGTCTGGTGCCTAAAGAGTACATCGCCAAGTTGAACGAAAGCGACGAGGAGATGGTCGATCTGTTCCCGGAAGATTCAGCGGCCGAGGACTACAGCGACATGGTCGAGGCGATCGTTGTGATTGCCAACGACGGGATGCTCTTGAAGGCCGAAGAGAATCCGTACATGATGAAGGATCGTCCGGTGCTGTCGTACCAGGACGACACGGTGCCCAACCGCTTGCTAGGGCGGGGGACGGTGGAGAAGGCGTACAACATGCAGAAAGCGATCGACGCAGAAGTGCGCTCGCATTTGGATGGACTGGCGCTGACATCGGCGCCGATGATGGCAATGGACGCGACGCGTCTGCCACGTGGGGCGAAGTTTGAAGTGCGTCCGGGCAAGGCGATTCTAACCAACGGCAACCCGAACGAGATTCTGTTTCCGTTCAAGTTTGGTCAGACGTCGAACGACAACTTGGCCACCGCCCAGCGGTTTGAGACGATGCTGTTGCAGGCAACCGGCACGTTGGACAGTCAAGGGATGGTCAGCCAAGTCTCGCGTGACGGTGGCAACGCCGGCATGTCGATGGCAGTCGCCTCGATCATTAAGAAGTACAAGCGCACGCTGGTGAACTTCCAAGAAGACTTTTTGATGCCATTCATCAAGAAGTCGGCGTTTAGGTACATGCAGTTCGACCCCGAGCGGTATCCGTCGGTGGATATGAACTTCATCCCAACTGCGACACTGGGCATCATCGCTCGCGAGTACGAGCAGGCGCAGTTCATTGCGCTGTTGCAGACCTTGGGGCCAGACACACCGGTGCTGCCGTTGATTCTGAAGGGCATTGTGGCCAACAGCTCGCTGTCTAACCGCATGGAGCTGATGGAGTCGCTGACACAGATGGCGCAGCCGAACCCAGAACAGCAGCAAATGGCGCAGATGCAGCAGCAGTTGGCTATGCAAGCAGCGCAGGCGCAGATCGCGGTCAATCAGACGCAGGCCGAGCAGAACCGTGCAGAGGCCACGAAGACGCTGATCGAGGCGCGGTTGAAGCCGGTCGAGACGGAAGCGAAGATCATGGCGGCCAATACGCAGAATTTGCCGAACAATGATGAGCTGGCGTCCAAAGAGTTCGACAAGCGGGTCAAGATTGCTGAATTGATGTTGAAAGAAGCCGACATCAAGAACAAATCAAAGATTGTTGAGATGCAGATGGCGGATAAACAGAACAAGATCAGCGGCATGGAAGAAGACTTCCTTGAAGAACTGACCAAGGAGCTGTCGAATGGACGTTGAAAGCCTCGCTAAACAGTTAATTCTGCAAAACATGACGCCAGAGCAGCAAAATGCTGTTCTGGAGTCGGTTCGTGCGTCACTTTTAGAGGCTAGAAGCAACCAAAAACGTCGTGTCAGTGAAAACGTCGGCATGGTGGTCGACGCCTTGAAGAAGATCGAGGAGGACATTCGTGCCAAATACGACGATCTAGGTCAGAAAATCACGGATCGGGTCAACTCGGTACGTGATGGTGTCGATGGTATCGACGGCCGCGACGGTAAAGACGGTAAAGATGGCCGCCCAGGCCGGGACGGCGCTACGGGACCGATGGGTCCAGCCGGTAAAGACGGCGTTAATGGTGTCGATGGTGAAGATGGTGTGTCGGTTACGGACGCCAAGATTGATTTTGACGGCTCACTCGTCATTACGCTGTCGAATGGCCGTGAGATTAACGTCGGTGAAGTCGTTGCACCTGATCTAGCCGAGCGGATCAAGGTCATCACTAACGGTGGCGGCACGTCGCAGACGGTGTTGGATGCATTGGCCAGTCTGCAAGCGCAGATTGATGCATTGGTAGTGCTTGACTATCAAGGTACATGGAACGCTTCTACCAATACACCAACCCTAGCGTCTGGTGTCGGCACTTCGGGTTACTACTACATTGTGTCAGTCGCTGGATCAACTACTCTTGACGGCATTAGCGATTGGCAGCCGGGCGATTGGTTGATTTTTAATGGTACTGTCTGGCAAAAGATTGATCAGAGCTGGGCGACAGCAGGCGCGAACAACAACATCACCTCAATGACGGGGATCACCGGCGGTATTTCGTCGCCGGATTTCATTCAGTTTGACACTGGTGCAACAGTCACAAACGCAGCCGGTCGGCTGTACTGGGATGCTACTCAGCAGACTATGACAGTCGGCTTAAACGCCAATATCGCTGCCGATATAGGTCAGACCTTGTACGCCTACGCGACGAACGCGGAATCGGTGACGATTACTAAGGGTCAGCCGGTCTATATGTTCGCCGCGCAAGGCGATCGGGTGTCGGTCAAGCTTGCGTACAACACAGGCGACGCGACATCGGCAAAGACTTTGGGCGTTTGCGCTGAAGATATTGGTGCCAATCAGGCCGGCATGATTCTGTGCCAAGGTGTGCAGGATGGTTTGAATCTTGGTGCATACACCGCAGGCGATACGTTGTATCTAGGCGCGACTGCTGGCACACTGACTAGTACAAAGCCATACGCACCAAATCATTTGGTCTATATCGGTGTGGTCGAGCGCGCGAATGCCGGCAACGGTCGTCTGTACGTGCGCGTACAGAACGGTTATGAACTGGACGAGCTGCATAACGTCTCAGCGCAGAACCCATCAAACGGTCAGGTGTTGATCTATAACGCGTCGACCAGTCTGTGGGAAAAAAACACACTGACTGACGGCACGGGCATTACGATCACTGAGGGCGCTGGATCAATTACGGTTACTAATGCGGGCGTATTAAGCGCCATAGCTGGCACCGGTATTTCTGTGTCTGGTGCAACGGGTAATGTGACGATTACCAATAGCGCGCCAGACCAGACAGTGTCGTTGAGTGCAGGCACTGGCATAAGTACTAGCGGTACTTACCCTAACTTTACGATTACTAATAGCGCCCCGGATCAAACGGTATCGTTGACTGGTGCGGGTACGACTAGCATTTCAGGCACCTACCCAAGTTTTACGATTACCTCAAACGATCAGTACGTTGGTACTGTCACTAGCGTTGGCGGCACAGGCACAGTTAATGGCATTACATTGACCGGCGCAGTAACGTCCAGCGGCAGCCTTACTCTCGGCGGTACATTATCTGGCGTTAGTCTAAGCACGCAGGTAACAGGCACATTACCGATCGCTAACGGCGGTACAGGCGAGACATCTAGACAAGCGGCGATGGACGCTTTGGCCGGCGCTGTCACGTCTGGACAGTATTTGCGCGGTGACGGAACTGACGTAGTGATGTCCGCTATACAAGCTGGGGACGTTCCCACATTAAATCAAAATACTACAGGTAGCGCAGCAACATTAACTACCGCCAGAACTATACAAACAGACCTTGCCAGCACTTCATCGGCGTCGTTTAATGGTTCCTCAAACATTACGCCGGGAGTAACCGGTACATTAAGCGTAGCTAATGGTGGTACCGGGCAAACATCTTACACAGACGGTCAACTTTTAATCGGAAACTCAACAGGCAATACGCTTGTTAAGAGTACGTTGACTGCTGGATCAGGCATCAGCATAACGAACGGCGCGGGTTCGATTACGATCGCGGCGTCTGGTGGTGGCGGATCGGGCACTGTGACAAGTGTATCCGCTGGTGCTGGTATGAGCTTTACTACCATCACAACTAGCGGTTCTGTTGCGATGGGTACGCCTAGCACTATCACTAACACATCGACAAATACCGCGTCAGGAACATCTCATAACCATGCCTTAACGGGTGAGCTTGTAGAGACAACTTCTGGAAGCCCACTTTACTACGGCGCAAGAGCTTGGGTGAATTTTAACGGTACTGGAACGGTTTCAATTCGTGATAGCGTGAACGTATCGAGTATTTCAGATAATGGCACTGGAACTTATACGGTTAATTTTTCTACTGCTATGCCTGATGCGAATTATTCAATGGTTGCCACAACAAATCGGACTAGCGCGGTAAACGGCACAGTCTTTAATCAGGATTCTGGTACAGCACCAACAACCTCGGCTGTTCGTATTATTACTTTTAGAGTAGGTACAGGAGCTGTTGATACTGAGAATAACTATGTTGCTGTCTTTCGCTGAAATGGTGTAGATAATGAACCAAAGAATAATTTACGCAAACGACGAAGGTGGTGTGGTGGTCATAGCACCTGCGCCAGAGTGCTTAAAAGAACATACGATAGAAGAAATAGCCGCTAAGGATGTTCCTGCTGGAAAGCCATTTAAGATTGTTGCAATGGATGATATTCCAACCGATAGAACTTTTCGTAATGCGTGGGAAGCGGTCATTGATGAGCCGGATGGAGTGGGTGCTGAAAGCAACGAGTTTCCTGCGAGGGAGGAAGTATGATTGTCGTAAATATCGATAAGGCTAAAACAATAGCCCATGATATACGTCGTGCTGCCCGTGCGGAAGAATTTAAACCGTATGATGAAGTCATCATGAAGCAGATTCCTGGGGTAGATGCTCAGGCCGCAGAAACAGCACGACAAACTATCCGAGAAAAATATGCGGCCATACAAGCCGATATTGACGCCGCCGCTACACCGGGCGAAATTAAACAAGCATTAGGTATCTGATGACGCCAGAGCTGCAAAAATACTATGAAGACAGGTTTTCCATGATGGCCACACCAGGCTGGGCGGATCTGTTGGAAGATATTGACAAGATAATATTGACGTTGCAGGATATTTCTACCATTGATGGCGAGAAAGACTTACAATTTAAGAAAGGCGAATTGTCTATCCTGACTTGGCTGAGAAACCTTAAATCGGTCAGCGAACAAGCTTATGAGGACTTAAATGCGCAGGATGTATGAATTTCTCTGCGAAAGCGGCGAATTAATTGAAAGATTGGCAACTTTTGAGCAACAAGTAGTGAGTTGCAAGTGTGGCAAGTCAGCCCGCCGCACGATTTCTGCTCCGCACTTTAACCTTGAAGGGTGGTCTGGTCATTTTCCGACGGCGTATCATCAATTTGACCGGAAACATCGTGAAAAGTTAGAATCGGAGCGCAAAGCGAACGGATAAGCATTTTTGCCCCGTTCATGTTTAATCCTGGGAACCAAAAGATGGCAGGAAAAGGAACCACGACATGTTGATTGACAATGAACCCGAGATGCCTAGCGAGTTAGAGGCAGAGGAAGCGAAACTACCCGACGCAATAGCGGAGTCTAAGCCGGAATTACCGGATCGGTACCGAAATAAGTCGCTTGAGGACATCGTAAAGATGCACCAAGAGGCCGAAAAGGTGATCGGAAGACAGGCGCAAGAAGTCGGGGAAGTGCGGAAACTGGCCGACGAGCTGATCAAGCAAAACCTTGGGGCACGGCAAACGACTGTTGAAAAAGAAGAGCCGGAAGTAGACTTCTTTGAAGACCCTAAAACGGCAATTCACAAAACGATCGAGACGCACCCGGATGTTCTGGCCGCTCGCGAAGCAAGCGCCCAGTTCAAACTGTTGCAAACGAAGCAAAAGCTGACGCAAGCGCATCCTGACTATGAGCAGTTGATCAATAGTGAGGACTTTGTGAACTGGGTGAAATCTTCCCCAGTGCGCATCGAGCTGTTTGCCAAAGCCGACGCCAAGGCAGATTTCGATTCGGCGAATGAATTGTTTAGTACCTACAAAGAACTGCGCAATATTCGTGGTGAGCAGGTTAAGCAGCAGGCAACTGCCGCGCGCCAGCAGACCATGAAGGCAGCGCAAGTGGATAGTGGGGGTACAGGGGAGAGTTCAAAGCGGGTTTACCGACGTGCTGACCTTATTCGGCTGAAAATGACCGACCCAGCCCGGTATGACGCACTGTCTGAGGAAATCATGGCGGCGTATCAAGAGGGGCGGGTCAAATAAACTTTTGACTTTTTAGGAGCTAGACATGGCTAATACAGCTTTTTCCCCAGCAAATAGCGTTACCCCAACAACAGCAGCAACATTCATCCCAGAAATTTGGAGTGATGAAATTGTTGCCGCCTATAAGAAGAACCTCGTTCTGGCCAACCTGGTCATGAAGATGAACTTCCGCGGCAAAAAGGGTGACATCGTCCACATCCCAGCACCAACCCGTGGCTCTGCATCGGCCAAAGTATCGACCGACGCGGTGACCCTGATCGCTGCAACCGAGTCCGAAGTCCAGGTATCGATCAACAAGCACTACGAGTACAGCCGCTTGATCGAAGACATCGTCGAAGCCCAAGCCCTCAACTCGCTGCGTCAGTTCTACACTGCCGACGCTGGTTACGCGCTGGCTCGCCAGGTCGACACCGATCTGGTTCGTCTCGGCCGTGCTTTCAACGGTGCAACCGTTGGTACTGACGACTACGCAACTAGCAACACCACGACCAAAGCCTTCATCGGCTCGGACGGCACCACCGCGTACAACAGCACCAGCACAAACGCTGCTGCCCTGACCGATGCTGCTATCCGTCGCACCATTCAGCGTTTGGATGACAACGATACCCCGATGGACGGTCGTTTCTTCATCATCCCACCATCGTCGCGTAACACCTTGATGGGTCTGGCTCGCTACACTGAACAGGCATTTGTCGGTGACGGCAATGCCATCCGCAACGGTGAGATCGGCAACCTGTACGGCATCCCAGTGTTCGTCACCTCCAACGCCGACTTCGGTGCTGGTAGCTCGGGCGCTGACCGTATCTGCCTGATGGGCCACCGCGACTCGATGGTGCTGGTTGAGCAAATGGCGATCCGTTCGCAGACTCAGTACAAGCAGGAATATCTCGGTACCCTGTTTACTGCTGATACCCTGTACGGCGTAAAAGCTATGCGTACTGCGGCTACTACTGGCGCTGCTCTCTCGTCCTCGGCATTCGCTCTGGCTGTTCCAGCCTAATTGAACGCCCCCGGTGAAAGCCGGGGGTCTTTAACCTAATTAGGAGAACATCATGGCAAATGCTACTTCCGTGACCGTCCGTGCTGGCAATGACCAGTTTCGCGGTCTTTACACTAATACTTTTCTTGTCCGCGCTACGCTAGACGCCGATACTTTGGCTGACGGCGCAGGCGACACCGATACCGTAGCTGTCCCAGGCGTTGCCTTGGGCGACATGGTGCTGTCGGCTTCGTTGGCTGTTGATGTGGCGGGTCTGATTGTGACCGCCTACGTCAGTGCGGCTAACGTGGTCAGTATCCGTTTTCAAAACGAAACAGGCGCTGAAGTCAATTTGGCCTCCGCTACACTTCGTTTGGTCGTCGTTCGTTCGTTGGCGTAATACCCGGGGGCTTCGGCCCCCGAACTCACCTCTGGAGGCAACATGGCCGCGACATTCCGCTGTTTGCAAAGCGGGCAAACTGTTACGTTTACGCTCCAGCACGATATAGACAGCATGAAAGGCCACGCTGGATACGTCCGCGTTGATGAGGACGCCCCCGTGGAGGATGAAACCAGACAGCTTGCTATGACGCCGCCCGAATACGCGCGCCGTCCCGGCCGGCCAAGGAAAGATCATGTCAGAAATTGACCCGAGAGAGTTCGGCAAGTTAGAGGCGCAGGTAGAGGCGTTGCAAACCGAAGTCCACGCCATGCGGAGCGACATTAAGCAGTTGCTGGAGATGGCCAACAAATCTAAAGGTGGATTTTGGGTCGGCATGTCGATCGCGTCCGCCTTGGGTGGTGTGGTTACCTTCGTTGCAGATCGTTTATTTTTTAAAGGGTGACATCATGCCAATGGTCGACGGAAAGAAGTACCCATACACGAAAAAAGGCAAGCAGGAAGCTGCTTCGGCCAAGATCAGCAAGTTGCGCAAGGAAGGCTACCCGCAGAAGCAAGCGGTTGCGATCGGTTTGAGCATGGCCGGCATGGCTAAGAAAAAGGCCAAGAAATGAAACCCGGCCTGTACGCCAATATCAACGCCAAGCGTAAGCGCATCGCGGCGGGCTCCGGTGAGAAGATGAGAAAGCCAGGCGCCAAAGGCGCGCCGACTGCCGCTGCGTTTAAGGAGTCTGCTAAAACGGCTAAACCGAGGAAAAAATGAAGACACCCGCGTGGCAGAGAAAAGCCGGTCAAAACCCAAAGGGCGGCTTGAATGCCACGGGTCGGGCGTCTTATAATGCAGAAACAGGGGGATCCCTGAAAGCGCCGGTGAAAACTGGCGATAACCCGAGACGAGCTTCTTTTCTCGCCAGGATGGGCAACATGCCCGGCGCCGAGCGTAAAGATGGCAAGCCGACAAGGCTGTTGTTATCTTTAAATGCATGGGGCGCATCATCCAAGGCGGACGCAAAGGCAAAAGCTAAAGCTATTTCCGCAAGGAATAAGGCGAAAAGCAAATGACCTACTTAGAACTCGTCAACGATGTGCTAATCCGCCTGCGCGAGCAGACGGTATCAACTGTCGGTCTGACTACCTACTCATCACTAATTGGTAAGTTCGTCAACGACTCCAAGCGGCAGATCGAAGACGCTTACGATTGGAACGCGCTAGGGACGGAAATCACGGTCACCACTTCCGCAAGTGTTTACGAGTATTCGCTGACCGGCGCTGGCCAGAAGTTCCGCGTTAGCAGCGAACCATTGAACACGACCTCCAACGTCGTCATGAGTAATATCACGGTGGGCGACATGCGGCGCAAGCAGAACCTCCAACCGTTTGTAAACGCCGTGCCTACTGAGTATTGCTTTGAGGGTGTCGACGGCAGCGGCAACGCTAAAGTGCAACTATGGGGTCGGCCTGACGGTGTGTACACCATCAAGTTTTTTCTAACTGTGCCGCAAGCAGTATTGGCGTCGGACTCGACGATGGTGCTGGTGCCGGACGTGCTGGTGACGCAGAACGCTTACGCCAGAGCGTTGGTTGAGCGCGGTGAAGACGGTGGTCTAAATTCCTCAGAAGCATATGCGCTCTACAGAAGTATGCTTTCTGATTATATAGCTTTGGAGGCGACTCGCTTTCCTGAGATGCAGGAGTTTGTGCCGACATGAGCCAGGCGCTACAAGTCAATACGATTTCTGCACCAGGCTTTTTTGGCCTGAACACTCAAGATTCGCCGATGGATTTGGCGGCGGGTTTTGCGCTGCAAGCCACCAATTGCGTTATCGATCAGTACGGCCGCATCGGCGCTCGCAAAGGCTGGTCGAAAGTTAATTCGTCGTCTGGCAACTTAGGGGCGAATAATGTCGGCGTGATCCACGAATTGGTCGGCGCGGATGGGGCGTATACGATTCTGTTTGCCGGCAACAATAAGTTATTCAAGCTCGATGGTAGCAACGCCGTCGTCGAGTTAACTTATGGTGGTGGCGGCACAGCACCGACGATCACGGCCAACAACTGGCAATGCGCGTCGCTAAACGGCATAACGTACTTTTTTCAGACCGGCCACGATCCGTTAATTTACGATCCTGCGGTAAGCACCACAACCTATCGCCGTGTTTCTGAAAAGACAGGTTACGCTGCTACGGTACCTTCTGCGGATTGCGTTATCTCAGCTTACGGTCGTCTTTGGGCGGCTAATACGGCAGGCAATAAACAGACGCTGTATTTTTCCGACTTAATTGCAGGCCACGTCTGGTCAACCGGCACAGCGGGGTCGCTTAATGTCAATACCGTATGGCCAAATGGGCCAGATGAGATTGTTGCGTTAGCTGCGCATAACGGATTCTTGTTCATTTTTGGTAAGCGACAAATTCTGGTTTACCAGGGCGCAACAGCCCCATCAACAATGTCGCTCTATGACACGGTAGGGGGTATCGGCTGCATTGCCCGCGACTCAGTACAGAATACCAACACGGACGTTGTGTTTTTGTCGAACAGCGGTGTACGGTCGGTGTTACGCACGATTCAAGAAAAGTCTGCGCCGTTTCGTGACTTAAGCAAAAATGTTCGTAATGATCTTGTGCAAATGGCAGCGGGCGAAACCCCAGCTAGCATTAAAGCGGTTTATTCAGAGATAAATGCGTTTTACTTGATTACGTTTCCTACAGCTAATTTTGTCTATGTTTTCGATACGCGCGGCGTTTTAGAAGATGGATCATCTAGGGTAACGACTTGGCGCGACATTGCACCTACAGCTTTATTGTCACGGCGCAACGGCGATTTGCTAATAGGCAAGAATGGGTACATAGGTAAATACAACGGATATTTAGATGATACAGACACTTATCGTTTGTACTACTACACCAATCAAGCGGATTTGGGTGATCAAGCCGTCACATCTATATTAAAACGGATCGGCGTTGTAGTTGTTGGCGGAACTAACCAACCTCTCACTATAAAATGGTCATTTGATTTTAGTGAAAATTTTTACTCTCAAAACGTACAGATACCGACGCAAACTATATCCGAGTACGGCATTGCTGAGTACGGCGCGAATGGTGTTCCGGTAGCACAGTACGCTGGCGGTATCGCCCTGCAAACACTTTACGCGCAAGGTTCTGGGTCAGGACGTATTGTGCAGACAGGTTATGAAGCAGAAATTAACGCTTCCGAGTTGTCTATACAAAAGATTGAAATTCTCACTAAGAATGGGCGAGTAACATGAGTAACTATGTAAAAAGTACAGACTTCGCGTCAAAAGATTCTTTGGCGTCTGGCAACGCTGCCAAGATTGTCAAAGGTACTGAGATTGATACGGAGTTCAATAATATTGCTACTGCGGTAGCTACTAAAGCCGACCTTGCATCGCCTACATTTACCGGCACCGTTACTGCTGGCACGGCAATCATAGCGACAGCAACAATTAGCGGCGGGTCTATTACCGGCATAACAGACTTAACAGTTGCAGATGGTGGCACCGGCGCGTCTACTGCGGCTAACGCCCGGGTCAACCTTGGTACTGTTGCCGATACAGCCTCTAACGGTATTGCCGTAAGAACAGCAGCCAACACGCTAACGCCTAGGGCTATTACTGCTGGGACTGGTATTACCGTAACTGATGGTGACGGCGTATCTGGAAACCCAACGATTACTAATTCAGGTGTTACTAGTGTCAATGGTAATACTGGTGCTGTAACTACACCGGTACGCGGTACAGAAGTATTTGCTTCAGGAACAGAAGTAAACTTTACTAGCATTCCTTCGACAGTAAGCCGAATTACTATACTGTTTAGCGAGGTAAGCACAAGTGGAACCAGCCGTATTCAGGTTCAACTTGGCGATAGTGGCGGTATTGAAACTACTGGATACTCTGGGGCAGTAGGTAATAGGGGTGGTGAAAACTTTAATTCTGCGGGTTTTCAGGTTACAAGAGGGCAACTATCTGGTTTAACTGGATCGGGGTTAATGACTATTTGCTTACTTGGAAGTAATACTTTTGTGTGTGGTGGCACATGGGCATCATCATCATCAGATTCACCAAACTTTTTTTCCGGATCAAAAACCTTATCCGACACGCTTACCCAGCTAAGAATTACGACAGTTAACGGTACAGACCTGTTTGACGCTGGCACAATCAACATACTTTATGACTAACCATGGAAAACCTACTTTCACAATTTGCCGTAAATATTGGTGGAAAGCATTTATCGTGGGTAAATAGTTAAGCTATGTCAGTAGATATTTTACTCAACGGAATAACACACCATTTTTCCGATGGGTTGTACGCCAAAGAGATTCATGTTGGCGCAGGGCAGGCGATATTGAAGCATACGCATGATTTTAGCCACTTGTCGATTCTGGCTAAGGGTAAGGTGGCGGTACTGGTAGGCGACGATATTCAAATTGTGAGCGCGCCTGCCTGTCTTGAGATTAAAGCGGGCATCACGCACGGCGTGAAGGCGATTGAAGATTGTGTTTGGTTTTGTATCCACGCAACGGATGAAAAAGACCCGGCGAACGTGGATAACGTGTTGATTAAAGGAGAATGACATGCCTGTTACCGCCGCGCTTATATCGGCAGGGGGTGGACTACTTGGTAGCGCCATGCAATCAAGATCCGCTCGGAAAGCCGCGCAGGCTTCTGCCGACGCGCAAATTCAAGCCGCGCGGATTGCTGCTGAAGAAGCGCGGTTTCGGCCGGTAGGCATCACAACGCGATTCGGCCAAAGCCAGTTCACCACTGGCCGCGACGGCCGTGTATCGGGCGCATCCTATACGCTGGCACCTGAACTCCGCGCTTATCAAAATGAACTGCTGGGTATGGCTGGCGGCACCGGGCTTGATTATCTAGCTCAAGCGCCAGGACTGTATGCCCCGATGACTGACGCTGCTAGTCGGCTATTCGGTTTGGGTGAGCGTTATTTGGCCGAGTCGCCAGCCGACGTAGCACAACGCTATATGACCTCGCAGCTCGACATCTTGGCGCCGCAACGTGAGCGTCAGTTGGCCGCATTGCGTAATCAAGAATTCCAAACAGGCCGCACTGGTTTAGCCGTCGGCGCGACTGGTTTTCGCCCAGGCGGCGGTGTAGGGCTTTCAGCAACGAATCCAGAGATGGAGGCGTACTACAACGCGATCGCACAGCAAGATGCAGAGCTGGCCGCTAGAGCGCAGACAGAAGGGCAGCGTCAGTTGGCCTTTGGCACTACGCTGTTCGGCACCGGTGCTGATTTGCTGGGCGGCTACCAGCGCGGTCTGGTCGGCTCACTTGCACCGTTCCAAAGCTACCTCGGCGCAGCAGGTGATATCGAGGCGTTAGGGCGTCAGCCACTCGAGATCGGCGCGTCGTTAGGTGGTGGTAGCGCAGCGGCAGCACAGGCGCTGTTAACTGGCGGCACGAACGCGGCGCAAACGATGCAGGCAGCGAATGCGTTGAACCCGACTGCATCGTTCTTGCAAGGATTGGGCACTAATCAACAATTGACTTCAGGGGTAGGAAACTACTTGACGAACTTGTTTAGCGGCGCAGGTAGCCCAGCGTATAACCGTACACAGCTAAGAAGTGAAAATGTGCCGGGCGGTTTTCCTACTACCTACTTTGATTCAGCTAACCGTAACCCGCAAAATCAAGGCTACGGGTACTACTAAGAACGCAGTGACGAATTAGGAGCCATCATGGCAAGCGAAATTTTAGGTCTATTCACCTCGCCTGAGATGTACCAACAGCAGCAAGACCTGATGATGCAACGTCAGGCTGCGGAGCTCGCACAGCTTGATCCGTATCAGAGCATCCGCTTCAGCGCGATCCGTGCGGGTCAGCAGTTCGGCCGCGGTTTGGCTGGTCTGCTGGGCGCGGAAGACCCACAGTTGCGCATGATCAGCGCGCGCCAGTCGGTGCTGGGTGGGCTTGACCTATCAAGCCCAGAAGCTATTTTTTCTGCTGCGCGGCAACTATCCGGTATGCGTGATCCACAAGGTGCGTTGGCATTAGCGGAGTATGGTCGTAAAGTGCAGGGTGACAAAGCCTTGGCTGAACAGCGTACGCGTGAAAGAACGTCGCCCGCACTGCTGGCGGCTGCGCGCATCCGAGAGTTAGAATCAGGAAAACAAAAACTCATAGCCGAAGGTGCTTCTGCGGACAGCCCTGAACTTAAACTTATTGACACGGAAATAAGTGACTTGCGGCGTGGCGGCAGAGCTGACGGAGGAGGTACAAACGAGCAAAAGAATGCCTTTGCTTTAGCCTCTCTAAAAGGTGAACCTGGTTCAGAAGCGTTTAATACTGAATATGCAAAACAGCTCCCGCTAATGCTAGGAAAAGGCGGAGCTAAAGACGCCGATAAACAGCTAGTTTTAGCTGACGCTATAGTTGATTTAGAAAAACAAATACGCAATGCGCCTGACCCTAACTCCCCAGACGTAACGGACTTGAAGACCAAACTCGAAATACTGCGCGGTGGGCTAAGGAAAGATAAGCCAAATCTCACCGTTGTTGGTGAGGTAAAAACAGGGCCGGATAAAGGTAAAGCTGTATTTGTGGATGAAATGAAAGACGAACAGTTTGTGTACGACGTTAAAGACGGTAAACAAGTCCGCAAACCGTTTGTTGGAGATGTTGATCGGATTACAACTCAAGTTACAGCGACTGCTACTTCTTCACTTCCTTCTGGGCCAAAACAAGTAGTTGAAGGGTTAGCTAAATTAGACGTTGAAGAGATAGCTATAGCTAGAGCAAACAAACGCAATGCTGTGGCAAGTAACACCGCACTTGCGCGGCTTGCTGATCTTGATAGTCGAGGTTTAATAGGTGGATCTTTTGCCGCAAACCGTGTAGGCGCGGCTAACTTTTTAAACTCGTTAGGTTTAATTAGTAAAAGTGATGCTGACACGCTGTCTAGATCAGAGCAGTTTCAAAAATCAGCTTCGGATCTTATTTTACAAAGTATGGGCGGGAAGTTGGGCGGAGGCATATCTAATGTCGACCTAGAATTTGTTAAGGGTGTTGTTCCTCGCTTAGAAAACAGCGCTTCTGCTAGACGTGAGCTAATAGATTATTTAAGAGATAGAAATAGCGCGATAATTAAAGAAGCTGACTCCGCAGAAAATTATTTGCGTAAGAATCAGTCGCTTTCAGGCTATACGCCTACATACACCGGCATATTTACTGGCCCCAGCAGCGTTGGTGGGACATTAACTAATATGACTGATGCCCAGTTAAAAGCTGAACGCGCTAGGCTGACCGGAGGTAAAAAATAATGGCACAGACACCTACACTGGAGGAAGTTGAAGCCGAAATGCGCCGGCGCGGTCTATTGACCGTAAGCGGCTCAGTGATGGACGAGCCAGGAACGACGCTTAAAGAGTTTCAGAATTTTGGTGAGTCGTTATTTAAAGGTGGCGCTAAAGGCGTTGTCGACATCCTTGGTGGTTGGGGAAATCTGTACGATTACCTTAAGAAAAGTAACGATCCTAATGCGTTCTCTTCTGCAGGTATGGTGCGCGGCATACGTAATTTGACCGGCATAGATTTGCTTTCGATACCCGGTTACAAAGGCGCGTATGAGTTTTCATCCGCCGGCACGCCAGCAGCCGCGCTAACGGCAGTTGGTGTTCCCGGCTTGTTTGGCCGCACTAAGATGGGTGTTGCAGGCGAATATGGTGTTGGTGGCACAACAGGTCTTTTCGCCGGCACGGTAGCGCCAGAAAGTCCTGCCGCACAACTTGCTTTGGGTATGTCGCCTTACGCTGCAAAGGCTAGTTACCTAGGCGCGCAGCGCGCATTGACACAACCACGCGTTACGATGCCATCAGTAGCAGAGACAAGTGAGCTGCTTAGTGTTGGCCGACTGACGCCAGGCGAAGCGGCGCTAGACCGCCAGCAGTTAGCCATTGAAGCGAGAACCGAGTCGTCAACGCGTAGCGGACAAGCGCCCATTGCGTTTCGTCAAGGGCAAGCCATCGACGTCGAAGGGTTTCTTGATCGGCTATTTCAACGCTCTGCTGGCGCGCCAGTCACGCTTCAGCGGGCAGAAGCCGCGACTCAAGCAGTCTATGATGCGTTTCAGAATTACGGCAAGGCGCTGTCGTCCAAATTACGCGGCGACGCTAAGAAAGACTTCAACGCGGCCAAGTCAGCCGGCGGCATGATCGACACTTCACCAGTCGTCGATAAAGTCCGCCAGCAACTCGCGACTATTGCGCCAGAAGAACCTGGCTTTGCCCAGCTAAAATCGTCGTTAGAGCGTATCCTGACTGAGTACGTTGAGCCGGGCAAACCTGCGACGACTACAACATCAACTGTGCTTGGCCCAGGCGGTACACCGGCGAGTACGATCGTAACGCCCGCGACACCGGATGTCATTCGATCGATTGATATCAAACGACTGCAAGATAACTTGGCTATATGGGGCGACGCCGCCTATTCGGGTAAGGCCACGATTGGCGGCAGCAATATCTTTGAAGGCGTAGCGCCAGGCAAAGCTAAAGGCATTGCCATGAACGTATTGCGTGGGTTCAAGGAATCCTTAGACGCGGCCATTCAAAATAAGGTACCCGGCGCGGACAAACTGCTTCAGGCGCGCGACAACTTTGCGGCCAACCTCCGTCGCATTGAAGAGTTCTCTGACCGACCACTTACAAAAGCTTTTGATAAGGCTAACGTAACGGAATTGGTGCCAGAACAAGTTTTGGCTAGGCTGAAAAAATTGCCGGAATCGCAGCAGAACTTCTTAGTTCAAGTTATGTCGGCGCATCCTAACCCGCAAGTAACGTCGGTGTTGGACACGGTACGTCGCAGTGCTTTAGATGACGTACTGACACAAGGCCGCGCTAGTGGGTCGGCGCTTGACCCGGCGGTAAGTATCGACAATATGCTGAAAGCCTTACAGAAAAAGGGTGACTTAGCGGCGCTGTTCCCTAACGCGGCTGATTTAAAAGAAGCCCAGTTAGCTGTGAAATACATGCAGCGCGTGTTGTCCAGACAAACCGCAGCGGGCACCGCAGGCCCGTCTGCCGGCACGGTCTATAGCGTATCACGCGGCGCCGGCGCCACTGCTACGCAAAGTCTGTTGCTTAAAGAAGCTGGTGCTTTGGTTGACGCACTAATTGCCAGCCCAGAAGCATTCTCTCGAGTATTGTTCGAGGGCAACAACCGTAAACTGTTGCTAGATTTGGCTAAAGGAAAAACCAAGGGTGAGAAAGCCTACAACGCAATACAGACGCTTGGTAAAGGAGTGGCGATTACTGGCGCGCGCGGTGGTCCAATGGTGGATGTAATGCAGCCTAATCTGCCGGCTGAAGTAGCGGCGCCTGAAGCGGCCCCTGAACCGTCTTTGTTGGATATTGAAGAAGAGATGCGTCGTCGCGGTATTTCTATGGAGTAAAAAATTGACCCACTAACCCTTCTTGCCGCTGCAAACGCCGCAGTCGCCGCGGTTAAGAAGGGCTGCCAGCTTTACAAGGACATCAAGGGCGCCAGCGGCGAGGTGTCAGAAGTACTGAAGGATTTGCGTGCGCAGTTCGATAAAGTAACGGGTGGCAATCCAACCGTCGAGCAGAAGCAGAAGTACAACGCCGAGGTGCAGCGCGTCCAGGAGATCGCCAAGGCCGACCCGAACGACGTGTACACCGAGATCGGTGACCAGTTGGGCGCGTTGATGGACAGTTATGACGCACTAAGCAAGGCGCTGTTGGCCGAGCAGATGGAGAGCAAAAAGGTCTACAAGGGTGAGGAAAGCGTTGGGCGCCGGGCGCTGCGCCGTATCATCATCACGACACGATTAGACGCCATGCTGGCTGAGATACGCGAAACGATGGTGTTCCGAGCGCCGCCAGAATTGGGGTCACTTTGGAGCAAGTTTGAGGAGATGTGGAAGACCATCGTGGCCGAGCAAGATCAGGCGCACGCAGAAGAGCTTAAACTGATTCAAATGGCGAGATGGCGACGCAAAAGAAAACTAGCGGAACTAAGGGCCAAAATAATATGGATTTCGGCAGTCGTTTTCGTAGTGCTGTGGGGAGTGGGTCTAATGTGGCTAACGACAAGAAGCGCGATGATGAAGACGTCCCTTGGTCACTACTAATCACCGTCATGGCAGTGCTACTGACTTTCTTTATCGTCATGCCCGTGTTGGCGTTCATGTACTACGACATGTATGTCGCAACGCAGGCGGCGGTGGCTGAAGTCAGGAAGATGAAAGAATTGCGACGTGAAATACTGGAAGAAAGGTTATACGGCAAATGATTACCGAAGCCCAGCTACGTCAGATCATTCCACAGAATAAGTACGTCGAGTACTGGCACCGCGCGCTTGCGCAACTCTTTCCCGATTACGACATTAACACCCCGAAGCGCATGGCGGCGTTTTTAGCCCAGTGTGCGCATGAGTCGGGTGGCTTTTCCAGCATCGTCGAAAACCTTAACTACAAACCCCAGGCGCTGCGGCGTTTGTTTCCTAAATATTTTTCTGACGATGTCACAGCTAATCAGTATTGCGCGCGGCCTAACAAACAAGAGGCCATTGCAAATCTTATCTATGCTAACCGTATGGGCAACGGCAATGAGTCTAGTGGGGACGGCTATCGTTTTCGCGGCCGTGGGCTTATTCAGCTTACTGGACGATCAAACTATCAGGCTTTTGCTGACTCCCTGGAGATGAGCATCGACGACGTGCCAGAGTACTTGGGCACGTTCGAAGGCGCAGCGCAGAGCGCCTGCTGGTTCTGGGAGACGAACAACCTGAACAAGTTTGCGGACGCCGGCGATATTCTTGGCATGACCAAGCGCATCAACGGCGGCACGATTGGTCTTGAAGACAGGAAAAAACACTATGATCATGCGCTTCATATTTTTGGCGCTTAGTCTGATCGGCGTCGTCTGGCTAGTCGGCTGCGAAGACCGCTTCCGTTATCCTTGTATGGATAACAAAAACTGGAGCAAGCCCGAGTGCCAACGCCCAACTTGCGCTTTGACTGGCACCTGCCCCGATCAGTTGCTGCCCGCGTCTGACTTTAAGCCGGAGGAACAGAAACCATGAAGTGGACTCCTGACCATATTGATTCGATCATCAAGCTAATCATCGGCGCGACGTTTTGCGTCGTGCTGCTGTTGATGTCGAGCTTGGCCATGTATTCGGTCGTGTTCGTGACGCAGCCGATGGTGGGCATTGCGCCAGCGGACAAGCAGTTCTTTATGTTGCTCTCCGATATGTCGAAATACATATTGGGCGCTCTGGCAACGCTCTTGGCCATCAAAGGAAAAGATGGCGTCGCCAAATTGATCGACCCGCCACCTGGCGTATCCAAGGCCAGCGATTGGACGGATCCGACGCCGCCTAAGTCACCGCCACCGTCACCGACTCATGCGCCGGTGCAGCGCGTTGAGCCGCAACTCGCCTCGGCGCCTGTCGTCGCCGGTTTCGGCGGCAAGGCAGCGCCGCCCCCAGCACCTCAACCTGAGATTGAATAGGAGATCGTCATGAAGAAACTCGTTGCACTTATTGCGTTTGTGCCGATGGTGGCGTTTGCCGGCGGTGAGATGAAGAAAGTCTGCCGCACCGAGAAGGTCAAGGGTAAGGACACGGAAGTCTGCAAGACGATCAAGGTCCATAAAAAGCTCGAAGGTACTAAGGTACCGCCGAAATGAACCCCTATTTTATTGCTGGCGCCGTTATCGCAGTAGTCGTTGCGGGCGGTGCTGGCTACGTCAAAGGGACGTCGCACGGCAAGATGGTCGTGCAGGCCGAGTGGGACGCCGAGCGCATCAAGCAGCAGGCAGAACACGCGAAGGCGTTACAGGCGTCGATTGAAAAACAACAGGCGATCCAGGCGGACGCTGATCACTTGAGACAGGAGAAGGATCGTGAAACGCGTGATTTGCTTGCTAGGAATACCGCTCTTAACAACAGCCTGCGCAACCGCGCCGAGCGCCCCACCACCGAAGCCGGTGCCGTGCCCGGTGCCACCGGTACTGGATCAGGCGGTTGTACCCCAAGAGAGCTTTACCGACAGGATAGCGAAGTGGTTGTTGGACTCGCCAGAGAAGCCGACGAAGTCCGGCTCGCCCTCAAGCAGTGCTACGCCCAGTACGAAGCCGTCCGGCTCAAACTAGGCGGCGGCGCAGTTGCTGGCAGATGACGCGGTCGCGCGTCGTCATGATGACGGTATCGCGCGACCCGCACTCTACGGGTGACGGCCCCTTGGGTTCAGGTAAACCAATGGCCAGAAAAGCGAACGTCGCCAACGCGATCGCCGCGTAGTACACCACCACAAGGTCTTTCATATCCGCAGCAGTCTCCCGAAGAACTTGGTGAGGGACGACTCTTTATAGGGTTTCGTCCCCAGCACCACGTCCTGCATAAACCGCTCTTCAGGCGTCGACGCGCGCTGGAATAGTGGCGGATCGTAGAACACGCCAATCCTGACCTTGCCGGTGTCATACGGCGCAGGCTTTACCACAGTGTTGTCTTGAACGAATCTTCCTTTATGTAACATCGGTTTTTCTCCTATCTTCATTTGCCCGGCGAACGTCAACCTCTTTCTTTTTTATTAACGCTGCCTCCTCTTTAGTATAAACCGGCTCCGCGCCGTTGGCCGTTGCTTTCAGCCACACCTCGGCGCTGTAGGCATTACTCTTGCATGAATCACACTTGCGTTGCCGCCGGATGCCGCCTGGCTGTTGGGTGGTGTTGACTACATGGGTCTTGCTGCCGCAGTTTTGGCACTTCACATCGCCCCCTCAACGTAATTCCATTGCAGACCCATCATGGCGCCCATCATTTCAAGCCGCGTGGTTTTTTTAGTTGACGCAGAAAAGCCGTATAACGTATGGTCGTCGCCTATCCCGACGGCCACAAACGCCTTAATGCTGCCGTCAGCAATCTGTTTGCGTAAATCATCCAACACCTCAAGCGCCTCTTCGGTGTTAACTTGGTTTGGAAACTCGACAATTTTCATGGACGTACCGCCTTTGCCATGATCTCTAGCCGTTCACGGGCGTCACGCAGCGCGCAGTACCGCTGATGCAGGCGCTGCAGATGGGAGCTGCGGCGCTCATGCAACGTCTCGTGCGTCAGTAAGGCGAACACCTCATCCTCTGACAATGACGGCAACTGGTCATTCAGTGCGCGCCAGCTTTGCTTTTTCATCTTGTATCCTTTGTTCTATGTCATTAACCTGCTGCAGTGCCCGCTCAAACGCTTTGGCCATCTGGTTTAGTTCCTTCTGGCGTATGCGCTCCTCGGTCTGCGCGGCCTTTAGTTTGGCCTTCCAGTAGTCAATTCTTTTCACGTTGTTCGGCCTCCAGTTCACGCAGATCGTTGGCGACGTCTGAGACGCCGTGCCAGTCGGATCGGGCGATCATGACGTGCAGATAGTCGATCAGAATTTCGCGCTGCGTTTCGTATTTGGTGAAGTCAGTCATTTTGTTGCCTCCTTGGGTTTGTTAAATCGAGAGATCGGGATAATACGCTTGCTGCCGTCCAACATTTCAATGTGCGCAAAGCCCTGCGACGCGGCCCAGCAGCCATAGTACGCACGGTTTAGCCCGTCGATGTCAAAGGCCATCTTCATGCCGTGGCACCAGCTAGGACGGTCTTGGGTCAACACTGTCTGCACACTGATGTCGTTCGTGTACGTCAGGTAGTCGGGCGCGGCGGCCATTGCGGGCGCTGCCAATAATAAAAGTAGGTATCTCATGTGTTCTTCTCTTTCAACTTAGCTTCGATGGCGCGGGCAAAATAAACATCAGTCAAGTCCCCATCATCGCCATACGCTTGCCTGTACTCCTCCAGAATTTCTTCATTAGTCAGCCCTTGCCATTCTTTCTTCTTGTGATACTGCTCACGGTAAAACTTCAATGCGGAACTCTGGTCACTAAAAACCAAGTCGCCGTCAATCACGTAGTTATCCACTGTTCTTCTCCTTTAGCTTGGCTTCGATGGCATCTGCAAATAATTTACGTTGACCCGGCCCAAACTGTTTCATAATTTCTAGTTGTTCCTCATCCGTCAGCCCCTGCCATTCGCGCTGTGATGGGGCGGTGTAGAGTGGTATGCAGTCCGTTTTGTCGCTTACTAAAACTGGGCGCTGCTTAACAACCAAATCGCCACAATCAATCAATGGAGTGCCATCAAGTTCTGTCAACATCCACGCCACCGGCTTCGGTTCAGGCTGCGCAAGTCTGGCGCGGAGGGTTTCGATTGCTTCGTCAAATATCCGTAAACCTTTGCGTTCTGCGCGTGTGTAGGTCTGCATTGCTTCCATTGCATCCAGCACCTGCTGCGCTTCCTCGCGTGTTAGTGTGATTGTCATAGCTGCCTCACAGATCAGGGTCAATCCAAAAACCAGCGCCAAAGATCAGCGGGATGGGGTCATAGTCTTCGCCTTCGGCCTCTCGAATTTCTTTTTGCAAGTTGGTGCATTTCTCATGCAAATCGATCACTAAGGCGTAAACTTTTTGCCCTTCTTCTTGGTATCGGTTGTGCAATTTCTTTAACTCGTTAATTTCTTTTGGTGTCATTGCGGGTTCTCCTCATCTCCAAAGTCCATGTCAACAGGGTGCGGCACATCGTCATGCACGACCACGCCATCTTCTTCAGGCAGGAACCTGCCACATACAACGCAGTAGTAACCTTCCGCGCGGGTTAGTGTGATGGTCATAGTTTCCCCCTGAATATGAAGGCCAAGATAAGAACAACAATGATAAAGAAGGCAATCTCTGCTAACGGTTTCATCAACCAAAATATAAAGGCATCAATCATTGTTGTTCTCCTGTAGCATAAGCATAAGCGGCTGCTGCAATTTTTCTTGCGCCTTTAGGATTGTCATGTGCAATGCAAAGCCCTATTTTTTCCAACGCCTCCACCAACTCAGCATTCACCTCATGCAAGCGGCGTAGTTCGGTCGCTGCATCGTGCATATTGTTTGCGCTTGGCTCCCAGCCCATACCTTCAGCGCCAAGGTTTAAACCTTGAGCATCCGCTTCCAATCTATCAGCCAGCCGCAGGGCTTCGGGTTGTTTGTCAGTCATTTCAATGCCTCCATTGCTATGTCGGAAATTGCTCGTTTGTCGTGCAGGGCTGCCCAGATCTTTTCGTCAACTGTCTTGTCGGCGAGTAGGATATAAACCCAGACGTCGTGCAGCTGCCCGGAACGGTGCAGCCGTCCGATGGTTTGCTCGTACAGCTCAAGGCTCCACGGTAGAGATATAAAAGCCATAACGCATCCTCCGTGCTGTAGGTTAAGCCCGTGTCCTGCGCTTTTTGGATGGACGGCCAGCAGTTCGATATGTCCAGCGTTCCAGCGTTCAATTGCTTTCTCATCGTCGAGCGTCTGCGCTTTCGGATAGCGACGACGAATCTCCGCCAGCTCCTCTTGAAACTGGTAAACCAAGATCGTATTGGCATGCTGATTCTCCTCGAGTAACTCATCCAATCGCTCAAACTTGTGACTGCTAAACCAGATCGACTGCTTGGTCGTCGCAAACTGCCCAGGCACGGCGGTGGCCGTCCGCTGGCTGTCGTACACAAACCCGCTGGCCATCTGTTGCAACTTTGATGTAACAGCCGCCGCGTTGGCGGCCAGCACCTCGGCGGTCGGGAACTGTACCGCAAAGTCGCGTTTCATCTTCTCGTAAGGCTGCCGATCATCCAGCTGGCAGCGCAACTCGACGACGTGGCAAGGCGGCAACTTGTCGCGGTACTCACCTGGCTCCAGCACATACGTCGCCGGCTTGATCTTCTCCATGATCTGCAGCAGGGCGCCAGGGCGCGGCATCCACTCGCCAAAGTCGCGGTTCATGCAGACAAAATACTGTTGCAAGAAGGCGCCCTTGGCACGGCCTAAGAGCTTCTCATCGACGATCTTGCACTGCCCGAAGACGTCCTCGAGCCCGTTGCTGGTGAACGATCCGGTCAAGCCCCAGCGTATCTTGAACTGGTCGATGATCTTGTGTAGCGCCTTAAACCGAGCGCCGGATGGGTTCTTGAGCTTAGTCAGCTCGTCAAACACGATGGCATCGAAGTCAGACAAGTCCTGTTCGGTCAACCAGCCAATGTTGTCGTAGTTAGTGACCACTATCGGCAAAAACGACTCCAGTGCTGCACTTCGTTCCTTGGGCGTGCCTACTGCCACGCGGCAATCTAAGTCAGGCGCCCACTTCGGCGCCTCGATTGGCCAGACGTCGGTGCAGACGCGCTTGGGCGCCAGCACCAAGAAGCGTCCCACATGGCCATCCATGATCATCGCCTGCATGGCGGCGAGCGTAATCGCGGTCTTGCCTGCACCCACCGGCGCCAAGATCATCGCGCGGTCACGCTCATACAGAAAGTCAGCCGCTTCGTCCTGGTAAGGGCGTAACTTCACGGCGCACCTCTCTCGCGGATAGCTGCGGCACAACTTACCCAAGACGCATCGATTCGTTCGCCTTCAGCCTCACACACCTTCGCACACATTTCGCGTTCGTCTTCCCTAGCCCTTCTCACCGCAACACAAGCAGGGCGATCACAATGTGGGTGGCAGGAATGGATGCTGTCCCATTTAATTCGTTCACGCTCCGCTGCTGCGACTAAAGCTGCAAAGCGTTCTAAGTGGTCAGCATCCATCACCACGCCCAACGCCATAGTGCCGTGAAATAGCCCGTTGTCGTAGATAATTCGATTAATCTCATCTCGGCTTAACCCACTCATCTATCTGCTCCCTCGTCCATAAGCACGCGTAGTTCTGCTGCAGCGCAGTAACGTCAGCGGCAAATCGTTTTTGTAACGGTGACAGTCGGCCACCTTTCGTTTTCAACTCCACAAACCACGTGGTGCCATCAGGCATACACGCTAAGCGGTCACTAACCCCGCGTTGTGTGGGAGACTTGAACTTGTACGCCTTGCCGCCAGCCCGCTCGACAGCCCACACAAAGTAGTTCTCAATTTCTTTTTCAAGCATGGCCGAAATATAACACCCTAAAAAAGTATTTGACAAGGATTATTTTAGGGTCTACAGTCGAGGCTCAATCACTACACGGGAGTACAGTCAAATGAATGTAGAAGACATTTTTGATGCAGACGGCACAGCCCTGCAAGCAGCATTAGACCTAATCGAGGTCATCATCAAAACCGATCCCGGCGTTTACGACGAAACGGCTGCGCCGGTACTGCTGTTGTTGCGTCAACGCCTGTCTAGTTCATGGCGTAACGAGCCAGTGGGGGTGAAATAATGAGTCACTCTAATATCGTCGGCGGTTCCACCGCCAAGCGCGTCATCAACTGCCCGGCGTCGGTCGCCTTGTGCGCCAAGATGCCGCCCAAACCCTCTAACGAACACGCCGACCGCGGCACGCTGCTGCACAATGTGATCGCCGAGTTGCTGGAGTTCGACAAGAAGCCCGAGCAGTGCATCGGTGCCGCATACAAGGATCAGGTACTCACACAGGAGCTAATCGATGAGAAAATTATTCCCGCTCTCGCGGCCCTCGATGAAATTGATCCGGACAAGCGAATGGAGTACATGGTTGAGACTCGCGTTGGCTTTGG